CAGGAGCCAGATCTTCAAGATCAAGGCCGGATCCAGGAGCGAGTCCAAAGACATCAGATAATTCTGAAAGTGATGCGGCTCCACCAGGAGCACCATCAGCACCGTCAGCACCAGGAGCACCATCAGCACCAGGAGCACCATCAGCACCATCAGCACCACCACCACCGGAATCGGCGAGAACACCAAGCATGTCAGCAAGGTCTAGGCCTGGACCGGTCAAGGAGTCGGCGAATATATCATTATCTAATAAGGCACCCCATGAATTGGCAGATCCAAGTCTTAGAGCATGTGCCTTAGCACGGAAAGACGGATGATCACTCATGTAGTCTTGATCAGCAAAGCCCCAGTCGGACCATGAAAAACCTCCGACTATCATCGGAATAACGTCACCCATGATATCGCCTGTGCCAAGCTCGCCACCCCAAGGCATCGAAACCAAGTGTGCTGGAGTGGAATCATCTAGGCCCCAGGGAGCTCCTACTTTAGATAGCAACCAGTCCTTCAATAGCACTGGCACAGCCATACCAGCCAGGCTAGCCTCGATAGCAGCGAGTTGATCGCCACCATCAACATGTGCATTATACACATCTGCCCAGCTCTGACCGTCAAAAGTTTTAATAACCCTAGCAGTCTCTATATGGTCATCTTTGATGCCACGTCGCAGCTTAAGATCATCGAGGATAGAAACCTCGCCCATATCGCTATATACACCTGCTTCACCTTTGAGTTGTATGCCCAAGCCTGGGTCCACCTCAAAAACGGGTGACTTACCATCTAGATCATCAGCATCAAAATTACCGGTAATTGACCGGATACTTCGATTCATCGAGCTAAGTACTTCCTGTAAAGATACATCAGGGGATGCGCCTCCTGGATCAACACTGTATTCATTAGCCTTTGTGCTTAGATACCCTTCACTGGCGGGGGCAATGTTGTCAAGCATTACCTTTATCTGGCGGGCATCAACCTGCTTACGAGCCTTAATGTCATCTGCAACTGCAAAATCTCCACCAAAGGATCGGTATACCAATGAGTCGGTAAGCAGGCCGGATGAGCCCACCACGGCCGCATCTTTGGCGGTAAGGTGTAACTTTATGAATTCGCCGGGGCCCTCAGGGAACGCAGCAAAGTCGTCTATTGCAAACATGCCACTAAAGAAAACCTGTCCGCTGGACTCAAAAGGGCCTGCGAAAGGAACTCTCTTCAATTCGGCATCAGCATGATCTAGCATCACTAGATCAAATTCAGCCATGCCGAGATCATCGACAATAAATGATATAGGGATATCTCTACCCCCATCTTGTCCAAGCAAGACGCCTGGAACTCTTATGTTATAAAATGTAGCCATTATTATTCTCCTATTTCGTTTAATAATTTAGTCGACTATTAAAATCTAACGAAACTGAAAAGAAACGAAATGGAGTCAGTTTTCTATGAATATCTCATAAAAAAACAGCCAAAGCAATTGCTACTTGAGTTGATCAACTGAAGCAAACTAACTTGACTGTTCTGGAAATTATCTGTCAGGATAATCTATAAACGATTTTCAAAAACTTTGAACGAGAATGACTCTCATTACGTCTATAAGTATGGTGTTGACTACGATTTATATAGTAGTTTTTTGAGATTTCTTACGCTATTATCAAACTGGCAACATTCAGATCCCAAAAATTCTACTGACTTTTTACGACACTCATCATTGGGATCATTAAATTCAAAATAAAAGCGGCCATCCGATAATCTCTTACAGTCGACCAGCGTATACCCATGTGTCTGCAGATATGCAGCTATAGCGATATCTGATGTCACGAACGATGTATTGTTATCTGCTGTTGACAAGTTTAATCCCCTACAAAAAAGCGTCTCATTATTAAGTATTGCTTAGTTAAGTATCTTACCACTTAAGCACTGCGGCATTTGCCTCTTAATAAGATATTTAGGCGGTGAACATGGCAATGTTCTACATATATGCCCAACAACTACTTTCTGTCGTCCTTTATTCCGCTGCCTGACCAGCGTGCCTTGCGGGCGCGCACGTCGTAGTGGGTGAAACTGCGGTACCGGCCTACCCCACCTTGCATCATCTTTCCTTCATCAATCAATTGTAGTATTGCAGACCGTACTTCATCCGGTGTCATTCCTGATACCTTGATATCAGCAGCCTTGGCAATCATATGTTGACTGCGGCGGGCTCCACCGATCTTTCTGTTATACTTTGGTGACCGATATCCACTAATCACCCTGATTGGACATCCGAGAAGTTCTCGAAGTACTTGTAAATTTTTTGCTAATAGCTCTACATTTTGAATATACTCATCTGGTACCTCAGATCCATCTCTGCACCTGAATTCAGATAAATTAAAATTCTTGGTAAGTTGTTTACTCATCCCTAACTTCTTCTAGTAAGCCGACCAGGTCAAGGCCGGCGCAATCAATTTTTCGCCTTGTCAAATTAAAGTGGTTAATGAACCCTTCAAAAACCCCCCGTTCACACTCTGTATCAACACCCTTGACAAGCTCTCCGTTGACATCTGTTGGGCACTCAAAAGGAATCCCGGTAGCACTATTGACCGCAATCCAAAGGGCCTTAAGGGCCTCTAGCTGGACTGGGTAAAAATCTAAGTGTTCATCAAGTGAACGGTCATGACAAACTGCATCATCAGTTACTGGGCGCTCGCCGAATCCATGGCGTTCATACCAGTCCTGATACTTCATATAGTATGCATTTGAAATCTCTACGCCTATGCTTCTGTGGTTCCAGGTTCTGCCGCCGGCTTGCCACGCAGAGTGCTGAGTATCTAGTAGTTGATATATCGTTCCGTCGTTGTCTATACAAAAATGAACCGATATTCCACGTTTTGCTAAGACCTTTGCACATGATTCAGCAGAAAGGCATACATCCCAGTGGTTTACAAAAAATGAAGGTTTTCTATCTGGCTTCCCAGCATAACTTGAGTATGTTCCTGGCTTACATGCAAACCCATCTGAATCATCCCATAAAACAACCTTGTCCCATGGGATAGGGTAAAAATTGCCGTTATGTACTATACTGTTATCATCGCATGAAGCTGGAGTTGATTGATATGCTGTTTCAACATTTGCCCAGGGTTTATAATCTGATATGTCATGTTCCCTTTCGGTCCAGACACGTCTATAGGTTGTTGGGCCGCAAAGGCCATCGGCTGTTAATTGGCGATCTCGTTGCCACTTCTTAATTGCGGTGACTAATCTATCATCAAACCCTTCTGCTCCGAACCATGAAGGATCCCACCCTAGCTTAGTTGCGGACGCTTCATTATAAAAGTCTTTGTCAATTGCCATACCTCACCTCTTCACTCACTCAAAATCGATTTTAACATCAACACTAATGTTGAATTTTGGGACGCGCAGTTGATTTACTAGGCCATGCTTTTTTGCTTCGGTGGCGTCCATGTACCAGTCTGCATGCTTTTTTGTAAAAACCTTCTTCTTAAAGTAGTCATCTTTTTTACCACAGTTCCTGGCCATCATTGTATAAATCTTTTCGTCTAATCGTTCTGCTTCCTTTACGTCAGCTTTCATCTCTTCAACCTTGCCGTACACTCCACTAGAAACATCATGAATCATAATAGTAGCATCCGGGTCGGCAAATCTCATACCGGTTTCGCCAAATGAAAGTAAAACAGCTCCGCATGACATAGCTTTTCCTTCTACGATTGTAGCAACAGGAATCTCTGCATGCTTAATTGCCGAAATCATGGTCATCAGCGAATAAACTTGGCCCCCATAAGAATCGATAATAACGGGGATTACGGCTTGGCCAGTATTATGAGCTTGGGCTATCTCTTGCTGAAACTTCTTTGCAGAATCATCATCAAACTTATTCACCCTAATTATTATCGGTTGCTTTCTTAATTCAATCTCTTTAATAAGGGGTGATATATTGGTTAACCATTTCATCGTTGTCTCCTCAGTTACATTTACTATGACCGCACGAAGTACATGCAACACAGCCTTCTTGGTATACCATGGTATCCTCTGCGCTACAATTAATACAAACAGTGCTGTCTGGTATTGTGCCATCTTTGATATATGTCTTAAGAACTCGAGCAATCACCTTAGAAAAAGAAAACATATCCATCTCTACATCTTTCTGGAGTTGCTCAACAACATAATGTATCGGTGCACCATGACGTAATGCAAGGGAAATAGTCCTTGTAAAGCCAGCATGGTTAGGGTTATCAAATACCGAAACTATGTCTTTAATTAAGATCTCATCACCATTCTTCCCGATGCGTAAGTCATATCTTGAATTTTTAGTCTTATACGGGTGTTTAATAATTATTCCCTTTCTATATTTCTTGGGAATTTCTATGTACTTCTGTAGGCCGCCCATTACTTCATAGGGCTTGCCGTCCATTAGACCAACTAAAATCGTCCAGGCCTCTCCTTTTATATTCGCATGGTGGATAGAACATGTTAATTCTTCAGGGCGCCGCGGCGCGGACTGGGTGCTGAAATCGTTTCTCTCATTTTCAGACACAAGCACACCTGTACGGCACCCGTCGCGATAGACAGTAACACCCTTACAACCTGCTTCCCAGCCAGACATGTATATATCTTTTACATCATCCACGGTAGTTTCAGTAGGAATGTTTGTCGTATTCGAGATTGCATGACAGATCCATTTTTGTGCCGCGGCTTGCATCTTTATCTTTTGAACCCAATTAATTTCACTAGCAGTAGCCTGATAGTACGGGGATTTGTCTATATCAAACCTGCCTGTAACATCCATCCATTGCTTAAATCCATGATGATATACATCATACTCCTGCCACTTGTCACCTGAGTCGTCGATAAAGTCAATCCTGGCATTTACATCATTGTCTGTCAACTTTTTTCGACGAGTATACTGCAACATGTATGCCGGTTCAATTCCGCTTGTTGTCTGTGTTAATGTAGACACAGAACCTGCAGGGGCAGTAGTAGTAAGTGCAATGTTTCTACGGCCGGTCTCTTTATTCATACCATAAATATCCGGGGCCTCTTCCCAAATTCGGTTAAGAAATGGATGATCAATCTCACGATTATGATCATGAATCTCAAAGGGGCCTCGCTCTTTAGCCATAATGCAGGAAGAACGATAGGCATTAACAGTAAGTGTCTTGTAGAACTGCTCTACAACATCTATAGATTCGTCAGAACCATACTGTATCCCTAAGGCAGCAAGTGTATCACCAACTGCGGTGACACCCAGACCTGTACGTCTTCCACGGAGTGCTTGTTCTTTAATCTTTGTCCACAAGTTCCACTCTGTTGCCTTGACGTCATCAGGCTCAGGATCGCTAGCAACCTTTGCCAAGATCTTATCAAGCTGCTCTACTTCAAGATCAACCATATCATCCATCAATCTTTGAGCTTTTTGAGTTACATCTGCTAACTTCTCAAAATCAAACTTGGCTTCTTTAGTAAAGGGCATGGTTACAAAAGAGGATAGGTTAAGCAACATTAAACGGCAACTGTCATATGGACTAAGAATTATCTCCCCGCAGGGATTTGTTGATGTTGATCCGAAACCTTCAGCTGCATAAAGATCAGCCGGTGTTAAAGCACGAGCAGTATCCCAAAATAATAGTCCAGGTTCAGCACATTTATGAGCAGACGAGATAATTTCATCCCATACTTCCTTAGCATCAACCGTGAGTAATACTTCCGGCTCTTTAGCATCTACTGGCCAACGTAGCTCATACTCGGCGTTGTCCTTTACTGCATCTAAAAACTCATTTGATAGCCTAATTGATATATTCGCTCCGGTTACCCTAGTCAAGTCACGTTTAACTTTTATAAAATCAATAATTTGTGGGTGGTGGACTGATATCGTCAACATCAATGCGCCGCGGCGACCATTTTGGGCCACTTCACGACATGAATTCGAGAACCGGTCCATAAAGACCTCAATTCCATCCGTCGTTCTTGCACAATTTCCCGTCGACATACCTTTCGGTCGAATTGTTGATATATCAAACCCGACGCCTCCGCGGCGCTTTGCAATTTGAACCAATTCTTGATCAACCTTAAGAATCCCACCGTAAGAGTCATGCGGAGACTCAATTACGAAACAATTTGATATTGACTGAACCTGGTGCGGGTTTCCTATCCCTGACATGGGAGAACCCTGCGGTACTACATACTTAAAATTTCGAAATAACTCATAAATCTCTTTCTGTGATAGCGGGTTTGGGTATTTCTTTTCAATTCTGGCGAATTCACGGGCTAGCCTATGATGCATATCATCTGGGGTCGCTTCATGAAGCTTTCCCTCTTTGTCTACCAGAGCATACTTCGAGATAAAGACATTAGCTGCTAAATTATCACCCCTAAAATATTCTGTCGACCGTTCAAATGCATCTTTGAATTCAATCATTTATATTCCCTATTCAAACTTACTAACTTCTTTCCACTTTTGCTTCAGAAGATTTTTCATTGTATTATCATCTTGTGTAGTAGCTTCGCGTAACGTTAGTTCAGTATCGTCAAGTATTTCTATTATAGACATTGATGTGTCGATGTGAATTGGAAAAAGCAATCCATCTCGGCCGGCGCGATTTTTTGCAATGAAGATGCGACCGTCAGTGGTTGCTTTTTCCATCGGCTTGCGAGACATTGAAATTACTACATCAGCGACCATCGCCTTGCCATAAGCTTCAGACATGTTTTCTAATCCAACAATGTCCGAGTTTGCAGAATCACGATTCGCTTGAGATGCGGTCCAGACTGGAATACTCAGTTCCATAGACAAATTTCTTAATTCTTCATAAATTAATTTAAGTTCATGGCGAAGTGAGTCATAACTCCTGGTTGAACGCATAATATCTGCATAATCTACGATTATGACACTCGGAATAAACCCTTTTAATGCTAGTTTCTCAATATGATTTCTAATTGTTATAACAGACGCAGAACCAGTGGGATATTCCTTGATAATCAACCTACCCAAGTCGGGCTTTCTTGCATAAAAATCAAGGACATCTTTCTTATTTTCAATTACGTCATTACTCGGTATTTTGCAGATATTCGAATCATATCGTATACCAACAGCATGCTCTGAAAGCTCGAAAGTGTAGTGTAACACATTTTTTCCTACACGCATTGCATTCGCACCCAGCTGCACAAGAAAATGACTTTTTCCAACACCGGTATTTGCAGTAATTACACCTAGCTCGCCCTTACCAAGACCACCCTGGAGAATGTCTGAAGCGTCTAGACGGTCAATGCCGGTCGGGCAAACGCATCTATTCATCCGAACAAATCTAGCATCAACATCTTCAAAGAAATTATGACCGATGGACGAAGGCATGCCTACAGCAACTGCCTCCTTCATTAAAGTTACAACACTATCAAACTTATCAGTGGATATTAACTCAACAGCTTTCTCTAAAGCCTCCTTAAATGCCTGCCTCTTACAAAAATCGAGTGACTTATCCTTTACGTACTTAACGTCACCCATATCCGGATTAGATCTAATCCGGTGTAAAAACTCTACAATCTGATCTCTCAAAATAACGTCGTTGCCTTGAGACAAATCATCTTTTATGATTGTAACTAATAAGGAGAGAGTTGGGAATGTCTTGTATTTGTAGAAATATGAGAAGTACTTCTCCGTCAAATATGACAAATACTTTACATCAAAAAACGCCGGTTGCATAACCTCTACCATCTGGGTACCCCAGGTATGGTCAGTCAATAATCCCTGGAAGATCTTTTCCTGAAATTGTTTTCCATATTGAGAGAAATGCGGGTGCTCATTGGTCGACACCTTTAATACTGTTTGCTTCATTTATACCTTGCCCTGACTAAGGATTGAATTAATTGTCATATAAAACGAGTTTGCATCAAAAAGTAAAAACCCTTCACGTACAAAGATTCTCATTAAACCAATTTTATCTCGTCCGGGCTGAAAAGTATCAACTATGCTTTCAATCTTTTGAACTTGACTACCAGATAATCCGCTTAGGCCTAAATACATCAGCTTCCAATTCCTTCTAGCAGCGTCTTGATTATTATTGATGTTATGATAAAGTTTGATTTTCTTTTCGGCAGAGCGTTCATCACTTAACTTAAGTATTTCGTTAACAGAGACAAATTCCGACTCCGCAAGTTCTGGAAAGCGCTTTATTAGGGTCTTAAATCCAGCACCTTTTATCCCGGGGATTGCGTCAGAGCCGTCGCCGCAAAAACATCTTGCAACACAAAAGTTTTCCGGTGTCATACCAAATTTTTTTCTAACATCTTGTGAAGTGATAAAGTCTTTTTGGCCCGGTGACCACTGAATTACTCTTTTAGTTAGTAGTTGGTAATAGTCCTTATCGGACGATATGATTACGCATCTGCTGTCTGTACATTTATGCTTCGCTAGGTACGCGATAACATCATCTGCCTCGCAATCATCAACATAAACTTGACTAATCGGCACTTTTTTTAAGGCTTCGATAACAAGGGATATTTGGTAGTTTCTATTTTCGACGGTATCGGGAATATCATCACCGTAAAACCGGTTTAACCGCTGGGGCCGGGAGCCCTTCTTATATCCCTTAAAGATTGTACGGCGGCGGGTAGAACCACCACCTTCCCAAACAACGTATATTTTTGACGGACGAAAACTATCAGTTAAATACTGCAAGGACTTAAGAAATCCTGTAGTACCTCCGATGTGATGGCCATGAGAAGACATGGTTGGATTTGCTATAAAGTGCCTAGTGAATACGTTATAGGCATCAACCAATAAAACGGGACGAGACGAAACTGTCATATCAATTCCCGGAAATGATTATGTCGTCTTCAAGCTCCATTGCAACTGATCTAACTTCTTCATATGCGTCTGTATCAACATCTTCAACACTAGAACTATAATTCCTAACTAGCACCGCATGAAGTAATTGATCAATATATACTGAACACTCAGGATCATCAATGAGATCCTTAAAGTCACTCTTATAAAACTTCCTCTCGAGTAAAGCCTTAGATGATGCCGGATCTTTAACGGTGAATGTTTTCCATGCGCCAGATCCTGCGACTGTGATTTCTTTGCCGTCGATCACTTCGGGCCCATGCTTCCGCCGCCGCGCGATCTGCACGCGGGTGCAGGAGTCGAGCCCATCGAGCGACGCGCTCGGCCCCACGCCCATCCCGCATCCCGACTCGAGCAACGTCCGGCAGGGAAAAGCATGCGTGGGAATGGGCCCCCGAGGAGAACGTGCGGATCGCGGTGGTGGTGTGTGGCCTCACTCCCGTGGGACCGAGGAAACGCCG